GGGATGGGGAGTCTGCATCATCCCCCCAACCAAACTTGCAAAGCTGTTATATGCGCCTTGCAATTCGTTAACCATCCTGAACGGGAAGCCCGAAAGCATTTCCGCTCTTTCCTCATCAGTTTTTGATGGGAAAAGATATTTCAGTGCTTCTATGCTATCAACACCCAATTCTTGTAAGTTTCTTACAACAATCGAATTGTTCAGAATATCCTGTGTTGATTCTTCATACACAGGACCAAGCCAACGCCAGAGCATTGAAATGTCACCGTCTGGAATTAGACCGATGACGCCTGGTGGAATCATTTGAGCTTCCACACAGGCTTTCATTAAACCAGTAACACGTTGATCATATTCTTTCATTGCTGTTTTATACATCTGCACTTCTTCTTCTGAAGCTCCTGATTCCAGGGGGATAGGCTTTTCAATGTTTGCTGCACGAGCCAAGGTATCTCTAAACATCTTCTCTTCTTGGAAAATAATTAATTCAAAGCAACGAGACAAGCCATGACTATAAATTGCATTTGCTTTTTTCTTACTGGTCGCTGCAACGCGACCAAATAACGATTTATATTCAGTGGCAGTAACACCAGCAGAAATTGATAATTCGTCTACGCCACCTAATGCTGTACGGATTTCTTCTCGGTATTGCCGCACAAATGCATTCTGATCACCAGAGATTGCATCGGGAACGATATAACCAACCCGGTCATTCGGTTCCAAATTTGCAATGACCCTAGGAACACGCATTTGACCATCGACGCCACGAGTAATGGGATCTTGTTTAAAGGTCGAGCGCGACATAGGAGACATACTCTGGAAACCAGAGTTAGCCGCAATTGAGGGGCGTTGAGGGCCAGAGTCATTCCCTGGTTCCATCAAGTCAGTTTTAGGACGAGAAGATAGCAGCGTGGGGTTACCAAAGAATTGCAAATTCTTCTTCATGTTGCGTACTAAATCATCATGCGTAACAATATGCTGTGCTAATTGATCAAACTCACCGCTGCCCTCCATAGAGAAGCCTTTGGGATTATTAAAGATCTCAACACAAGGAATAAACTGGAGTTCGTTAGAAAAAGTTTTAGTTTTTCCTGGTGTTATTACATTGACATTATCAAAAGATAATTCACCTTCTGAATGTGTTTCTTCAATAGTGTCTTGTTTAATTGATAAACGAATATAACGTTTTTGTCCTGGCGTTTCATTTACCATTCCAGTCTGCCCTTGTGCAGCTGGGGTATCAATACCACCAAGACCAATGTCTTGATAAATACCACCTTTATTAGTTTTTACTTTATAGCTATAGATGATAACAACTTCTTCTAATTCGCCATCGACATTGTAATAAGAGCGATACTCGTGACTACGAAAATAATAGAGACGGTAATTACTCTTAGTAGGCCGGATATAAAAAAGCCCTTTTCCATCACATAAGAAATAATCCCATATTGAATCAAGACGTGTATCTAATTTGTTATATTTGACAACTTTATCAATAAAGTCTTTACGTTGATTACCAAAGTTATCTTGTGATGGGAAAAACTCAACTCCTTGACGAATACCAAACAGTTTCATCTGTGCAATATGGCCTGCAACAATACCAGTATCTACGTACTGGCTACCATCCCGTTCAATGTACGCATTAATAATTTCTTGGAGACGGGCAGTTGTTTCAGCCATTATTTACCAGTCTTTGATTTATACATCCTAGCAGCTTTACCAGCTTTCTTTGCTTTCTCAGTGTTAGCTACAAACTGCTTTCCTTTACGAGAACCTTCTCGTTTTTTGCGATCGGTATCCTCTCTTTCTTTTTTAGAAAGTTTGGCCCATGCTTTCTTGGGAAGATAACGTTTAGTCGTACCGTCTTTTTGAATTGCTTTATCTGCCATGATTATTGAGGACGTTGAATTGTATAGTCAATTTCATAAGGTTGGAATTTAACAGGTAACGCATACATGGCAGCACGCGCTACATTTGACAAAGGACTAAAAGTTGTGCTTTTACCTACTTGATTCATATAGTTTCCAAAGTTTTTTTGTTCAGGTGACAACAAATGCCCAATATTTCTAAGTTTATCTGTTTTGGGATCATAAATTTGTGTTGGATCAAAAGCACCTCTTAAAGTTCTATACGCTTTACCCGGTTGAAATTTACCACTAACTAAATCAGGATCTTCTGCAGTGTTTACCATGTCATATGTATCTCTAACCCGTACAGTAGTAGGTGTAACTTCAGCGTTGAAACGGCCAAGAGTTTGAGAAGCAATTTGATCACCACTGCCATAAGGATATGTTGCACCTGACATTGGAACACCTGGTCCAGCTGCTTGTATTGACATAGAAAAACTAGGATTATTATTTTCAGCTGCCATTGCGGGAGGAAGAAAAGAATTGTCCACTTCAATTGTCGTGGTTGGATATTTTTCGGTTGCCTGAATCAAAGACCTTTCAGTAGATGGATCTAACTTTAAGTTTTTATTGCCGACTCCTGTAAGATAACGTGCAAACAGATTCATCCTGTCTGGCAACATATTAAAACCTTTTGCTGCTACGGATTGAACACCACTTCCAAGAGCATCTGCATATCTACCAGCAATATTAAGTAAAGGCATTTTAACTTTCCGTTTCTAAACACTCAGGCCAAGTTTTTGATTTAAAAAATTCATGTAAATTTCTACGTTCTTGTGCTTGCTCCGGTTTCTGAAAAAACGGATCAGCATATAAACGGTCTATAGCTCCATGATACTGGGAACAACTTAAGGACCAAGCTAATAAAACTGCAATCATTTATTCATATATTTTCCTGCAATTTTAATTACGCCTTCGATCTTATCTGCTTGTTCGGCATGCATCTTGGCACTACCACGCAATTGTTTTTGGATCTTTTTTAGATCATTGATTTCTTTTTTCATTAGCTTTTACCTTTAGAACGTTTAGCAGCTTTAGCTGCTTTCTTACCTTTTTCATATTGATCTTTAGTTTGCCAATCTTCTTTACCCCATTTCTTTAGATCTTTTTGTTTACTAGACTGGCCACCCTTATAGCCACCACCTTTCTTTTTATATTCAGCAGCGACCATCTGTGCTTTACGCGCAGACCACTGACCAGGTTTTCCACCTTTACTACCAGCTGTAATACGCTTTTTAATTGATTCGCGTAGACCTGGTTTTGTATATTTTGAATCGTCTTGTGCCATTAAACTCTAGGAATTGGTACAAAAGGTGTTTGTTCTTCTTTTTTCTCTTCTCCTCTAAATGGCAAATAAGGACCATAACGATAAGGAGATTGGCCTCCAGGAATTTCAAAGCTAGGGCTCCTTGCCAACAAATCACCATAACGACCAGCTAACATTGGATCTGGGCTAAAAGCAGGATTGCCAAAACCCATTCCTAAATAACCCGCAATAGAGCCTAAAGCTCTACCAAAACCTCCCTGATTATTTCCTTGATTGCCAGGCATTGGAACAGGATAAGGAAGTGGAATAATTTGTGGTGTTCCGTCGCGAGTAGGGTCATACTTTAAATTAGGCGGACGTACATTACCATACAGATCAATTGGATAAGCTTCTTGATCACTTAAAAAACCACGCCCAGGATAATAAGTCCTAGGAATTTCATCCATTACATCAGTACTAGGATTAAATTTCCGTTGTTCTACTAAACTCATCGTATTATCAGAAAACTTTTTTAATTGTCATTGGATCAATTGAGCCTCCGGCCATACCTAAACCACCAGCATTACCCATTTGAGTACCACCAGTCATTGAACTAAAGAGACCACCAAAAGGATTAGCAGCAATGGCACCTGCTAAACCCATGGATTCATCCATTTTCATTTGTTCAACAATATCTTCATTAATACCGCCAATCTGACCGACAAGACCCAAAGGGTACTTAGCAGCCAAACCTCCGGCATTCCCTAAAAATCCACCTTGAGTAGAAAGTCCGCCTAACATATTAAATAAAGCTTTTCATTATTCTAACGGTTCATAACCTCCGTCTCCATTTAAGCGTTGAAGAACAATACCATCACCTTTTAAATCCCATGTCAACAAATCTCCCATTTGCCAACCAAGAGTTTCAATCACTTCTTCAGGTAAAGGTATAAATAAATCACCGCTTTGATCTTCTTCTACCTCAACGTAGTAACTCATTTGGAAAGTAATCTTTCCACAAGTTTATCAAGCTTATTATTAATTTCGCTGAATTCACTATTCATCTTTTCCATTTCACGTATATAATCTTGTTTCAATACATACTCAAGAGGCATACGATCAATACGATCTTCTAAAGCTCGCATCCTCCCAAATACTTTACTAATAAACCAGCCACCACCTGAAATAGCTGCGACTGTTATACCGAGAAGATGTTCCATTAGAAGTCAACTTGAATTTTGCCTCGTTTCATCAACCCGTTAACTAGCCAAACAAGCGCATCTACACAGTCATCATGAGAACTAACACCAAAGTTTGTTAGCTCTTCAAACATGTTTGTAAAATTACGGTATCGATTAAATACTATTTTACGGTCTTCAAACATTCCCATAATGCCTCTAAAGCGTGCAAGTTTATCTGAGCGAAAGCCTTTTACCGGATGCCAAATCAAGTTGTAGAGGTTTTCTTGTTGAAGGCATACACGTTTAAAATCTGCTTCTAAAGATGCTTGGTATTGCACAGCTTCTGACCAAATATCACATGTTGAATATGTTGGAAAATATAAACCGTCATCTTGACGGCCAATAACTGACCAATCATTAAGTAGTTCTTTCATTGCATCTAACTTTTCTAGGTTACCCATTACACGTAACCTTCTGTAATCAATGATGTGAATTTTATCTCCAATACGGCCACCTAAAACCATTACGGTATAGTCATTCTTTTCTTTAACGCCTGCAGACAAATCAACTCCAATACCAAGGCAATCAAACTCTGTAGCAATCTCAGCTTTAACTAGTAGCTCAGGCGCCAAGGATAGCTCGTTTTGCCTGACGATTTGATTCATATATTGAAAAGAAAAAGCAATAGGAGCTTGTCGCTTCTTCTCCTTAAGGTAATCTAAGCTCCACATGTCGGGCCAATATGACTCTTCTTCGCCTGTCTCCGGGTTATTTAAGATCGCTGATAGGACGATCTGCGTCCAATTATTCTGTGGACAGAACGTTGTTGCATGAATATCATCATGACGGAATCGTGTCCCCAGGCAAATCGCACGGCCCCCTTCGAACATCGTCGGTGCAATTACTGCATTCCAGTTGTCCTGCATCATCTTGCGGATGTCTGGATTGCCAATATCTGCGGCAGACTTCACCGGGTCATCAATTATTACAAGATGAGATCGTTTACTGGTCACCGAACCTTTGAGACCAGCAGCGCATAAAGTGAATTGTTCTTCACCAGTGGTATCAATACCAGCAAACTTATGGTCGATTGACCAGTACTCATTGCTTGTAACGTTTTTGAGTAGCTTAACGGTAGGGAAAACGTTTTGAAATTTTTTTGATTCAATAATCTTTTTAATTGTGGCTGATTTAGAACGTGCAATATCAACCGTATAACTAAGATATAAAATTTGTAGTGGTTTCTTTAATGTCGTATGAACACCAATAGCCCATGCTGTGTATAAACCAAGGACAGTAGATTTAGCTGATCCCCTAGGACCAAGTAAATCAATATTTGGTCCTGCAATCTTTGAGAGACAAGAGCTATCTTCGTTTGTAACTAACTGACGATGCCAATCTTTATGATGTTCTGCTGGAGTTTTATCAGCTACATATGTACAGAAAAAACCAAAATCATTTCTTGCTTTTTCAAATAATTCTTCCTGATCTGACTTGCGTAAACGATGATTTGCAGCAGCAGCTTTAGCATTACGCCGATACGCAAGATGCAGATGAGAAGACACGTTATATAACAGGTACTAGATAAATAGTACTCTATTTGATTAGAAGTTGGACATCATGGAGGCCATACCGCCTGCATAGATATCACGACGTCCTTCGACAGACTTCTGCCGTTGTTGACGTTTTTTAGACGCTTCTAATTTATCAAGTAAACTTTGAAAAGTTTTAAGGTCTACTTTAGCGTCTCCTTTACTACCATCTCCTGGAACTTCATTCATCAACTTGTCATAACGCCTTCTATCAGAATCACCAAACATTCGACCGCCACCTAAAGCTCTAAAAGCTTTATCTTTATCAAGTCCTCTAGTAGCTTTTTGATACCTTCTTAATAGATCATCAGGATTTCCTCCTGCTCCGCTCCTTCTAATTGCGTCAACAAAATAATCTCTAGTCGCACTTGTAAATCCCATAATTCTTTTGCGTTATTAAAACTATTTTATTACTTCTTATCTTTGTGTTTTTTGGCAGCTTTAGCAGATTTCAAGCCTTTTTCAGCCATCTCTTCAGCTTTTTTACCTTTGTTAGTTTCTTCCCCATCCTTCTCTTTAGAGTTTTTCTTTTTAAAATACTCTACGAGTTGGGGCGGCATTTTTTTCTTGGCCATAATAATCAACCCATTTGACTCATATTCAGGTTGCTTAAGCCACCTGGTAAAGCATCCAGCGCGTCCATATTTTGCGCTTCCTCTTCAGCATCAGCTAATTCTGCACCTGTTCGGTTTAATAGTTCCTGAAAAGCTGCAGTTTCACTATCTTCCTCACGGTTCATTTGCAGCATTGCTGACATCTCCGCAGGAGTAGTCTGGTTAAACATTTATCTATTAAGGTTTATTCCTCAAACTGTATTTTAGCCCATATAGACATTCCTGCTTCAGATAAAGGTCCTTCAATTGGATCATCCTTAAAAACAGAAGTTAATTCCCGCAGAGCGCGATCAGCGCCTGCAAGCAATAAACCTTTTCTATCTTTAGAAGATACAAAAGAATCTACCTGAGCAATTGTGCCACGGAGTTCTTTTTGCATCTGCGCAATGCGTGCTACACCAGCATCTCGTTTGACCACAAAGTTTTCAATATCTTCTCTAAGCTTACGAATGTCTTCTTGCATTTCTTTAATTTCATGCAGAAGAACTTTTAAATGATTAGGCTTGGGATAAATAGCATTTACCCAATCATCGACACAAATGATACTGCCATCATATCCAATAAACTTGGCATACAAATAGACTTGAATGGGAGAGAATGTATCTTCTGCAAAAGCATTAAAAGATTCTCTCGATGCACTATCTAAATTATCTAACCAATACTGAAACGTTTTAACGTTGATATCAGAATCGATATCCTTTCTGGGATTGCTTGTAATCTCGTTCTTCGTCTTTTTCTCGGAAGGCCTGTTGTTGGGCATCAGTTTTTCGTTCTTGTTCACCCGCTTCTCTCATTTTACCAATAGAGAAATCATAAGCGATTTGTGCAGCTTGTTTATACTTATCTGCATCAAACCAATCATCATCTTTATACGTATCATCTATTTTAGGTTTTTTAGGCACAGTAGGTGTAGAAGTAATAGATACATCACCGCCTGAATCTTTATCTTTGTCTTTATCTGGATCGTAGACCATGACTTACAATCGACTAATAAATTAAGTATAACAGCGGCTTACCAGAAGCCACTAACTAAAGAAC